GGTTCAGCAGTGCATGAAGCTACTGAAGCGTACGATAAGGAGACGTGGAGTGAATAAGTATTGGGATGAAGCTTGGACTAGGTTACAAGAAGAACAATTAAAAAAGAAAAATGTAGCCAAGTCAGAGTGGAAAGAAGCAGGACGAGTAAGTAAAGCCAACCCTAACAAAGAAGATGGGGATTGGTGGACAGTCAACGGTAGTACTATGGTTGACTCGTGGATTAACTGGCGTAAAAATGCAGCCTGGAAAATCTGGGAAGTAACCCCTGGTGTACCTGCTATTGAACTAGGTATCACTCCTATATGGAATGATGTACCCGTGCAGATGCACCTTGATCGTGTTATGATTACACCTGATGGTGAACTTGTTGTATTAGATATTAAAACTGGTAGCCGTACACCTAGCTCTGATCTACAGTTAGGGTTCTATGCTGCAGGTATGGAGTCCGTACTTGGTATACGTCCACAGTATGGTGCATACTGGATGGCTAGAGATGGTGGTATTGGTGAGATGATTAACCTAGATAAGTATACGGTTGATAGCATTGCTGATATGGTTACTAAGTTTGACACAGCACGCAGGCAGGAAATCTTTTTGCCTAACTTGAATCACTGTGTCATGTGTGGTTTAGTTAAAGATTGTAAATGGAAACAGTAAGGATAAACAATATGGAAAAGAATGTAACAGTAACAGTAAAGACTAAGCGTGGTAGCTTGGTTACTCTACGTGGTGATACTCCTGAAGAGTTCATCAATAAAGTAACTGAAGCATACAACTTAGGTTTTGGTTTGGCAGTAGAATCTTATGAGGATTTTGTTTTGTCTACCGAACCTGATGTTGTTCAGACAGTAGTGGAATCACTTGGTGCTACTGTAATCCAGGAAACTATTATTCCTGCACCTAGCACGTTTGCTCCAGTACCACCGATAGGTGTAGCACCAGTTGCTACAGGTGGTACAGCAGTACGTCAGTGTGCTCATGGTGTTATGACTAAGCGTACAGGTGAAGGTCCTTATGGTCCTTACAAAGCGTTCATGTGTCCAACACCAAAGGGTACACCTGATCAGTGCAAGGCTGTGTATCTTAAAGCCAATGAAGCAGAGTGGCAAACATTCTAGTAGCGCAAGTTACTAGATAGTCCCCTTATAGAAGGGAAGCTATAGTGGACGCAGTCCCTCACCATATTCTGTCGTGGTGGGGGACTGTCCTATATTCAAGGAGAGATATGAAAGTCAAAGACATATTTAAATACATGAAAGACTATGATCCAGAAGAAGATCTTGTTATTAGTTGGTTCAGTCGTGCAGATGCAGAAGAATGGACTGAAGAAAAAATTGATGATGATATGTGGAATACATTAATGGACGATATTGGTTTTGATAGTGACGACATATCGTATACTATCAATGCTGTTAAACAATATCGAGAGGAACAAGAAAGTGAAAACCCTATCTAGATCCGTAGGTAGACCTGACATAGGTGGAGAACCTATGCCTACCGTGTTCCGTACGTTTGAGAACAATCAGATAATACTAAGACGAGCAGAAGTAAGTATGATTGCTGGCACTCCTGGTGCCGGTAAGTCAACCTTAGCCCTAGCATTAGCGTTGCGTATGCAAGCACCAACACTTTATTTATCAGCAGATACCAATGCACATACTATGGCTATGCGTTTATATTCTATGATCACAGGAGTATCACAACATGAAGCAGAAAAAATTATATCCGAAGACCCTGTGGGTTCTCGCGACAAGCTTGCTTTGGCTAGCCATATTTATTGGAGTTTCGATAGCAGTCCAAGTCTTTCAGACATAGATGATGAGTGCACTGCAGTAGAAGAACTACTTGGTGAATCACCAGCTTTAATTGTTATAGATAACTTGATGGACATAAGCATGGATGGTGGAGAAGAGTTCAGTAATATGCGTAGTGCATTAAAGGAACTTAAGTATCTTGCTCGTGATACTAATGCTGCTATCCTTGTACTCCACCATACTCAAGAAGGTTATGCTGGTGAACCGTGCCAGCCACGTAGTTCACTGCAAGGTAAGGTAGCACAATTACCAGCTTTGATCCTGACCGTAGGTCAGAACTCTACTGGTTTGTTAGGTGTGGCTGCAGTAAAAAACAGGTATGGTAAGGCAGATGCCAGTGGCAAATCGCCAGTATGGTTACAATTCAATCCAGGCTATATGTTTATAGCAGACTTAGAGGAAGCAAGATAATGACAGTCATGCCAGTAGAACCATTGACAGTAAGTCAACCAGGTATAGATGACCCAGATGAGTGGTTAGTAGATGAGTAAGTCTAAACAAAAAGGTACTGCTGCAGAAACAGCAGTCGTTAGATACCTAGTAGATAAAGGTTACAAGAACTGTGAACGGAGATCGCTTAACGGTGTTAATGACCGTGGTGATATTACTGGTATTGAGTCAGTTGTAATTGAAGTAAAGAACCATGCCCGCATGGAATTATCACAATGGGTATCAGAACTGTTAGTTGAAATTAAGAATGATAAAGCTAAGACAGGTGTTGTCATACACAAGAAACGTGGTACTACTAATGTCGGTGAATGGTATGCCACTATGCCTGTAGATATATGGGTGGAGTTATTAAATGGATTCAATACCAATAGATAAAGTTATCACCCACTATGGTGGCAAGTTAAGAAACAACTACACTGGTTGGCAAAAGATTAAGTGTCCATTCCATAGTGACAGTCACGCATCCGCAGGCGTATCTTTAGGTGACAACATCTTTGTTTGTCACGGCTGTGGAATAAAAGGAAATGGATTTAACATCATCAAGTTACATGAAGGAGTAACATATCGTGAAGCTATCAAGATCGCAGAAAGTATTACTGGAGAAAGCTACAAATCATTACGAGGACAACCTGCCCTTGGCAGAAGAGTACCTTCTCAAACGAGGAATACCTCTAGAAGTAGCGGAAACAATTCGATTAGGAGTCGTCGTTGATCCGCTACCAGGACAAGAACAATTTATTAATAGGTTAGCAATCCCATACATTACACCGTCAGGTATTGTTGACATTAGGTTTAGATCTATGGGTCCAGAAGAACCTAAGTACTTAGGGTATCCAGGTACGCAAACTAGATTATTTAATGTTACTGCATTGCATACTGCTAAAGACTTTATTGCTGTATGTGAAGGAGAGATTGATGCTATCACGCTGCACTATCTTTGTGGCATACCTGCTGTTGGTGTTCCAGGGGTTAACTCTTGGAAACAACACTACACAAGGTTGCTCCAAGATTTTAATACAGTATTTGTATTTGCGGATGGTGATCAACCTGGTATAGACTTTGCTAAGTCCTTAGCCAAGGAGCTTAGTAGTGTTATAATTATTAACATGCCAGAAGGTGAAGATGTTAACTCGATGTATCTTCTGCATGGTAGTGATTACTTCAAAAAGAAAGTAGATATGTAATGGGTAGTTTCAAAAAACGTAAAGTAGCAAGTGTTATCGAACAAGACATCAAAGAATTAGAACTGTTTGATTCAATTGTTAAAACAAAGAGAGTAACTAAAGATGAATTTTACGAGCGAGGAAATAAGTTTAATAATAACTCGGCTCATGGATATGGGCATAGCAGTTACGAGTATGACTCAAACTGGCGAGGGAATCCTAAACCTAAAACTTCAACGAACAAAGCTAAGGTAACTGTAAGTACTAAGCCAGTTGATGATGTTAGGTTTAGTGACCTAGAAATCAACGCTCTTGTTACAGCAGTTGATGCTATTAGTTTATTAATTAAAAAGCATAATGATTATGGTCCTAAAAATATTAGTGACGCACCAGGTGGTTCACTCTATGGACTAGCGGTACGACTACATGACAAGGTAGCAAGGTTAGCTAATCTAATTAGTAAAAACAAAAAACCAAGTAACGAAAGTTTAGAAGATACCTTTGTTGACATTGTCAACTACGGACTTATCGGCTTGCTAATCCTTAAGGGTAAGTGGGATAAGTAACCATGGAAGTCAAGGTAATCGTTTCAGATCTGCAAGTTCCGTATCAAGACAAACGTGCAGTAGCTAACCTTGCTGCATTCATTAAAGCATTCAAGCCAACAGATGTAGTATCTGTCGGTGATGAAATGGATATGCAAACTATCAGTCGTTGGTCTCAAGGTACTCCAATGGAGTATGAGCGAAGCATAGGAAAAGATAGAGACGAAACAGTACGAGTACTAGAACAACTAAAGGTCACACACATGACTCGCAGTAATCATACTGATCGTCTTTACAATTCAATTATGAAACGATTACCGGGACTCCTTGGTGCACCAGAGTTTGAACTAACAAACTTTCTGCGCTTAGATAATCTAGGTATCAAGTATCACTATGAGCCGTGGCAGGTAGCCCCACAATGGCTGCTCCTGCATGGCGATGAAGGTACTACAAGTCAGACAGGTGGACAGACAGCATTAGGTTTAGCTAAGAAGTCTGGTTTGTCTGTAGTGTGTGGTCATACACACAGAGCAGGACTAATGCATCATAGTCAATCGTATGGTGGTCGTCCTGTTAAAACTGTATGGGGATTAGAAGTAGGCAACCTTATGGACATGCGTAAAGCTTCTTATCTTAAAGCTGGTATATCTAACTGGCAGCAAGCGTTTGGTATTTTATTTATTGATGGTAACAAAGTTACCCCACAACTAGTACCGATTCACAAAGATGGTACATTCGTTGTAGCCAATAAGGTTTGGGGTAATTAATGGAAGATTTCTATTCAGGGTATGTTCTTATGGTCAAGCAGATTGCTGGAGAGTTTGGTCGTAAATACCCTATGGTAGAACGAGAAGATGTACAGCAGGAGTTGTGGGTTTGGTTTGCTGAACATCCATTGAAGTTAGAATCATGGACTAAAGAACATGAGGAAAGTAAAGATGTAGATAAACTGGTTGCTAGATCTTTACGTAACGCTGCTTTGGATTATTGTTTAAAAGAAAAAGCTATTAAGTCTGGCTATGATCCTTCTGATAATTTCTTTTATGACAAACAGTTTATTAAAGTTATGATTCCTGCTGTACTATCTGATGATTGGTCTAAGATTGCTAACACTTTATCTAGTACAGGTAGGTCTACTAAAGCATTGTCTGAGTCTGGTGACTGGATGGCATTTAGTGCTGACGTTAAGTTAGCATTTGATAAGTTATCTTTAGAAGAACAAGTGTATGTAGAACTTTATTACGGTGAAGAATATACAGGATCTGAACTAGTGGTTGCTACTAAATCCGAAAGTTCAGACAAGGCTGCTATCATGAAAGCTAATCGTGCTTTAAATAAAATGGTTCGTTTATTGGGTGGTACTAAGCCATTCAAAGATAATGATTATAGTTATGGTAAAGGGGAACAAGATGATATGCAGTCTATGTAAACGTGCTGGTGATTACTATACTGAACATAAAAACAATAACAAAAATTTACCATTAATTAATGCTAAACAATTGCATTGGGCTTGTGCTAACTCTCCAAGAAACAATGGTAGTTGTTATTGTGGGCATAAAACAGATGAGTAAATAGAATAAAAAAAGATCCCCCAACCGATTAACGGAAGGGGGATTCTTTTATTTAGTTAGATTTTAAACAAGTAGTTCAATCTAGTACCACCTGTTGGTGTCCACCATTTAGTTCGCTGACCTTCGATGTGAAGATGTGGACCACCACTGTTACCTTCAACACCGACCTCAGCAATCTTCTGACCTTTTTTAACTTTGTCTCCTGCTTTAACAAAAGACTTACGAACATGACCATAGACTACATAGCGTGGAGCAAAGACTCCATGTCTAATTACTGGAGCATAAGAACCAAAAGCTGATCCCCAAATGTTTACACCAATAACAGTTCCAT